GCTCACTATCTGTCGGTGACGTAGTAGAGATCATGGTCGAGGCCGATGACGGGTTCCAAGTATGGACCAAGCTAATGTGTATGCCTGAAGGCTGGAGGGAAGTGTAATGAGATTCTGGATGGAAAGCGTACCATACGCTATGACTGTAATACTTGGACTGTTTATCTTTGCCGCTTGGCTGGAGGGTGTGCTATGAAATCATACCGCATTCAATACTGGGAAGATGGTTGCAAGTACACTACCGTGATTGGCGCTAGTAACTACGACAGTCTACGCAAGATGCTCAAGAAGCGTTACAACCGTTTTACTATGGAGGAGATAGTATGAAATACACAATAGCTAAAAAGTTACGATCATCAACGTATGTGGCTCTAAAGGTTGAAGGCATGGAAGATGATGCCTCTATCCAAGATTACTACAATGAGCATGGCACATTTAAATATATCACCGGTATAGGTTATAAGGGCAATCAGGAAATAATCGATGCATTGAGGGTTGCCAATGGCATGGATGAAAGCTGTGCAAACAAATACGCAGATGACCTCAATGATCTGATGAAGGAAGCATTTGAGAATGTATGGAATAGTGGGTTTGAGGCTGGCGAAGAGGCTGGTATCGATTACGCTATGGAAGGATCAGAAACACGCTTCAGGATCTTGCCTAACACCAAATTCGAGCTGTGGCATATATATACTGACAAACAGCAAGTGGTTAGCTATCAAGAGATGCTAGATTGCGAGGTAGATGGATTTGCAAACAGAAGGCCAGATGGAACTGTTATCTATAGCTCGGAAGGTAGACCACAGATTGAAATGCTAGCCAACAATCTAATGAAGATGGCTCAAGAGTTTAAAGATAAAGTAGATAACATGGAGTGGTACTGATGAACTGGTCATACGATAGTGGTGGACACCATAAGGATCAGAAGAAGTTTGAGGAGAACTTCAAGAAGATCTTCGGAGCACAGTGGCCTTGCCAAGAGTGCGGTAACGATTCAGCCAAAGGGCACAAGATGGACTGCTCTAGGCACTGGAAGAATAAGAATAAATAGGTTTTACGGAGGGGTGGCTAATGATACCTGAAGCTCTAAAGAAGTACGGCCCAACAGACACTATGCGCAGACATAGAATGGATGAGGCTAATGCACATGATTACGACATGGCCCTAAGTCGAGGTGATACTTGGTATAGGAGGGATAAGCCATGCCCTAAGTGTGGAACCCATCTGTATTATGTAAAACAGAAGAACACCTGTAGGAAGTGTAAGTTAAGAAGCACTAGGGCAAAAAACTGCAAGAAAAAGTTCCTTCACGGAAACAATATAGATCGAAGGTTTATAGATAACCTGATAGAGGATAGGGAGCTAAAAAGCCAGTTAAGTGAGGTTTGGGATTAAATACACCTCAACGCCAGTAATGACGCGGGTTTTTCTCTTACAGGGTTGGTTAATAGACTGGAGTGTGTACTAGTCCGTGATTACTGTTACAATGCTTGCAAATATCTTGGGACGCTGTTAAGCACTAGGAGGCAACGTGAGCAGACCAACAAAGTACAACGAAGAGATACAGGAATTAACTGACAAGTACATAGATGGTGGTTGGAAGTCATTTGAAGAGGGTGACGCAATACCAACTGTCGAAGGTCTGATGGATTACATTTACACCAATACAGATCCAAAGGTTCATGTAGTAGAGAAGACTATCTATAACTGGAAGGATGCGAACCCTGCGTTTTTACAGTCTTTAGAGCGACTCAAGCGCCTACAGAAGCGAGTGCTACAGAACGAGACGCTACGCAACAACTACAATCAGTCTATCGGTAAGGTTATCTTGGCTGTAAACCACGGCATGATAGAGAAGACCGCTACAGACATCACGTCATCTGACGGCAGTATGAAGCCGACATCTATCGAACTGATCGGAGTGATTGCAGATGAGCAAAGCACAGCTACCGATACCGAATAAGCTAGTACCACTATTCCAAGGCGACTACCGATACCGTATCTCCCATGGTGGGAGGGGGTCAGGTAAGACTCGCACGTTTGCATTGATGACAGCAGTACGAGGCTATCAGGATGCAGAGGCAGGTAAAACTGGAGTTATACTTGCAGGCCGTGAATTTATGAACTCTCTATCTGACTCTTCGTTCGAGGAGATAAAGCAGGCGATTATGTCAGTGCCGTGGCTAGAGGCATACTACGAGATAGGCCAGAACTTCATACGCACTAAGAACGGTCGTGTTAGTTATGTGTTTGCCGGTCTACGCCGCAACCTAGACTCGATCAAGTCAAAGGCCCGCATCTTGCTTGCATGGATAGACGAGGCCGAAACCGTGTCAGAGATGGCATGGATGAAGCTACTGCCTACGGTCCGTGAAGAGGGTTCTGAGATCTGGATCACATACAACCCAGAGTCAAAGCTGTCTGCTACGCATAAGCGATTCCGTGAAGATCCACCAGAGAACTCAATCACTGTTGAGATGAACTGGAGCGATAACCCATTCTTTCCATCGGTCCTGAACGAGGAGAGACTAGAGGATTTTCGCAAGCGTCCAGACTCATACGAGCACGTTTGGGAAGGCGCATTCCTAACCCACCATGATGGCGCTTACTACAACATAGAGATGCGTGATGCTCGTGTAGAGGGACGTATCAGTACAGTGCCATACGATCCACGACTACCAGTAGTGACTGCATGGGACTTGGGTATAGGTGACAGCACAGCGATCACGTTTGCTCAATTCCACGGTGCAGAGGTGCGTATCATAGACTTCTACGAGAACTCAGGTGTGGGCCTTGATCACTATGCTCGTGTATTGCAGGAGAAGGGCTATCGATACGATCAACACATCCTGCCGCATGACGTTAGGGTCAAAGAGCTTGGTAGTGGTAAATCACGCTACGAGACGTTACAATCACTAGGAATTAATCCAATCACCATCGCACCTCAACTCCAAGTAGACGATGGCATTCAAGCTGTACGGTCCATGTTGCCGTTATGTTGGTTCGATGCCGAGAAGTGCGATCACCTCATTGAAGCTCTCAGAGCTTACCATCGAGAATATGACGACCAACGCATGACATGGAAAGGCAGACCTGAACATGATTGGTCGAGCCACCCAGCGGACTCATTCCGCTACTTGGCAGTTGGATATAGAGAGCGCAACAGTTGGTCTGGCGGCGCAATTAAACGTAATTTGAAAGGTGTAGCTTAATGGCTAGTTTTGGCGAAGGTGTAAGTGCAGTAGGTAAAGGTTTACTTGAGCTTATCGATGGCTTAATGAAGCATGGCTTTGGTAAAGATGAAGCCACAGAGATGGCTACCAAGTACCTGAAAGAAGGTGAGCAACGCGGCTTACTTAACCTCCCTGCCGCCGGTGTAGATCCAATAACAACTAGACAGGCGTTTAAACTGGCTGAGGAGCAAAAGGATGGGACGCTACTCCCGTTGTTTGTTGGTCGTGATACGCCATTCGTTATGGATGAGTGGAACTATGCAAAGGTAGGCGACCTAGCTAAAGATGGTAAGAGAGTTAAATCCAAGATTGGACCTTTATCTTATCGAGCCGGTCTTCATGCTGGCTCTGATCCCTATGCCTTGCATATCGGTGGCAAATCTGGACTTGGCTTATCTCCTTTAGGTGATCCTAGTAAGCCTGACTACCGCAAGGCTAACCAGAAGTGGATGGATATCGAAGTACCAGACGATTACGACTGGACATCAGAAGGTATCTCTCGCGCACCTATTGTAAAGTCTAAGGATTCACCGAGTTACGGTAAGCCAGATCCAGCCAAGTCAGATATCAAGGACCAGCTACCATTTGGCGGAAGCTACGACTTCAACACCAGCTCAAATGTGGAAGGTAACTGGGTTATCTCTGACAAGATGAAGCCTACACAGCTTTTGGATCAGGATCAGGTTGCGGCAATTAACGCGGCTCGCGGCAATCCACATGACTTACCAACACTTGATCGACTTATCGAGCAACACGGTATTACTCGCGCACAACTCAATAAAGAGTCTATTAAGGAGCTGAAGGATAACTACCCAGAGCTTTACAATACGCTGAAGAGTATTGGCGGCATGGGCTTGATAGGTACACTAACAGCAGGCGCATCAGAGGATGCAGAGGCAGGCTGGATGCGAGCACCTTCTGGTTTAATTGTTCCTGACGAGGCTGGCGCACCTATTCGCACATTTAAGAAAGGCGATGTTGGTTATGATCCTCGATACGATGAGCGAGCAAATGAGCTAGATAAACTGGCAGAGCTAGAGACTACTCGTGAAAAGGCTGGTGTGCAGTATGACGATATACCTGAGATATCTATCTTCGATCTAGAGGGTAGACCGTTCGTTACAACAATGTCAGATCGTACTGATGCCGGCGGACTACTAACTGCCATTAATGGTATCAACCTGAAAGATCCAGTAAGCCTAACTGGCGGACAGGGGTTCATGTTTAATAACCCTTATGTATGGGCATCAGGTAAGGCTCCGATCACCAAGATAGAGAACGTAGCGAAGCAATTGATGAAGGATAATGTCGGATATGGCGATCCTGTGCTACTACCTTGGCGCATGGCCCCAACTGGCTCTGACTTCTCTGCCATGACTGGTGAGACGATGATGTCTTTTGCTAGAAGTAATATGGACCGCGCAGAGAAGAGATACCTTAACAATGCAATTAAGGAGATCGTGCCAAACTGGAAGGGCATTGATTCTCCAAAGGCTATCGAGAACTTTAATGCGCTACCTGCAACTGAGCGAGCAATTATCCAGAACTTGCTAGATAAGAACTTCCGAGACTATGGCGGCATGGGTATCGGTGAGACTCGCTTGGCTATAAGTGAACCAAGTCAGCTTGACGCAGTTGATGGTGGATTGCAGAACGTAGGTCTTATTGATATGGGTCGTGGTCGTGCTTTGATTGATAACCCATCATACCCTGAAGCATTATATGGTGAGGGCATGGGTCGGCTTAAAGAGCATGGTTTGACCATTGGTGCTCTCGATGGTCGTACAGTTGGTGAGATGCGTGAAGGTCGTCCTAATAAGTACGCAGATGATCCGTTCAACAAGCCAAGCCCAGAAGCTATCAGCTCATCTATTCGAGTGCCTAAAGGTGGGGTTATCGATGAGAAGCTACTACGCAATATTGAGCGTGGTATTGCCGCTGGCCTTATCGGCACAACCGGCACAGCAATGGCTGATGAAGAAGCTCTAGCCAATGCTCTACCGATGGCGGCCCAAGCGGCAGGACAATCTGCGGCAGATGCTCAGCCTAATTACGGTCGCGACTTTGGTACGCTTGCTGGACTGATTGATATGATCTTGCCACTAGTAGCTGAGTCAGTTAAGCCAGCAACTATGGGTGATTCTGAGCTTACTGAAGAGCAGAGACGCAGAGGCTACTTCGGTCAAGGTATATTTGATTTACTATAAGGAATAAGTAATGCCAAACCCAAACCCATTCGAGGAATATGGCCTCCTAGACTTCTGGAAAGACTCCAAGCCTAAGCAGTGGTTCTCTGATGATTTCAGTGACCATGCAGGGTTCTACGAGAGTCTACCGGCACTGATACGCAACGAGAGGCCGTACCTATACGAAGAGTTTGGCGGCCGCAAAGATCGTAACGTGCTAGATCAGATGATGAATATCATGGGCGGCTATGATTATGCGGCCCGATCAGGAGATCCACAGCTCGCCAGAGAGGGCTCTAGGGCTTATCAGTATACTGACTATGCCAGACGTCCAGAAGACGCTATAGGCGACTACTATGAGAGCCTGATAGGTATTGATGCTTATGATCCAAAGCAAGGACGCATGGATACCCAGAGCTTGCTAGATTTTGCTGAGGGAATGGCTAGACAGAGAGCGCACTACGGTGAAGGGTCTGAGTACGAGATAATGAATGAGCCTGATATGCAGGACAAGATAGCTAATACGCTTGGCACTATATTGAAGGGTAGACGATAATGGCCTGTAGTAAAAAGAAGCGCACATCTGGTAAAATGAAGAAAACCAAACGAGGTAGTCGCTAATGGCGATCACAACATATTCAGAGCTACAGACAGCTATTTCAGACTTTTTGAACCGTGATGATCTAGCATCTGTTGTTCCTACGTTTATCTCTCTAGCAGAGGCTGGGTTTAACCGTGATCTACGTCACTGGCGTAGTCAGCGCAGAGTGTCTACCATTTGCGATGAGCAGTACGAAGACCTGCCTAATGACTTTATCAGCGCTAAGTTTTTAGCCATCGATACTGCTAACGGCACTAAGACTCTTGAGTTAGCATCACAGGCCGAGATCTCTCGCCGCAACCTGCAAAACATGAATGCCACTGGTGAGCCGGTGGTATACACTATCAATTCAGGGGAGATAGAGTTCGTACCAGCGCCTGATGACGCATATCCACTAACTATGGTCTACTACGCATCTCTACCTCCTCTGTCTGATACAGACACTACAAACTGGGTCTTAGAGCTTTATCCTGATTTATACCTATATGGTGCACTACTGCACTCAGCGCCTTATCTGGCTGATGACGCTCGTGTTCAGGTCTGGGCATCTTTATACCAGTCTGCACTAGACTCTGTTAATCGAGAGTCCAATAAGGCTATGTACTCTGGTTCTCCACTTGTTATGAGGAATAAATAATGTCTACTACTTGGACACAACAAGCAGGTATGACTGGCGAGGTCGATACCGATAACCTACAAGACATTGTGGATCAAGCAGAGGCACATGCTACTGATAGTGAAAATAGCGCAACAGCATCTGCCAACTCAGCTACTTCAGCGGCTAGCTCAGCATCTAGCGCATCTACATCAGCCACTAACGCTGGCAATAGCGCCATCTCTGCGGCTAACTCTGCCACCTCAGCTTCAGCATCTGCTACTAGTGCTAGTAACTCAGCTACGTCAGCAAGTACATCTGCTACGAATGCGGCGGCATCTGAGACTGCGGCGGCGGGTAGTGCTACAGATGCAGAGACATCGGCGACCAATGCGGCGGCATCAGAATCATCGGTTGCGGTAAATGCCACAGCGGCGGCTACAAGTGAAACAAACGCGGCGAATAGTGCTACATCAGCGGCTAATAGCGCAACCTCGTCTGCTACATCCGCAACAGAATCGGCAAGCTCCGCAACAGCGGCGGCTAATTCAGCCACAGCGGCAAGTGCAAGTGAGACTGCGGCGGCAACCTCAGAAACTAATGCGGCAACTTCAGCAACAAACTCAGCAAGCTCAGCCACAAGTGCAAGCACATCGGCCACAGCGGCGGCTAATAGCGCAACGAGTGCGGCAACCTCGGCTACCAATGCGGCTAACTCAGAGTCTAATGCATCAGATAGCGAGACTAACGCATCGGCTTCAGAGGCAAATGCCCTAGCTAATGCAAACTCTGCGGCGACCAGTGCTACGGCATCTGCTAACTCTGCTACAGCGTCAGCTAACTCAGCTACTGCGGCAAGCGCAAGCGAGACAAGTGCGGCGACTTCGGCAAGCAATGCGGCGAGCTCTGAGTCTGCGGCGGCTCTTTCTGAGAGTAACGCATCAGGA